CGCGCAGCCGGTACAGACAACCGCACCGCAGCAGCACGCCGAGGCGTTTACCTTTGGCGATCCGACGCCGGTCATGGATAAGCGCGACATTCTGGATTACGCCGAGTGCATCGGTAACGGACGCTGGTTTGAGCCGCCGGTCAGCTTTAGCGGGCTGGCAAAAAGCCTGCGCTCGGCTGTGCATCACAGCTCGCCGATTTACGTAAAGCGCAACATTCTGGCATCAACATTTATTCCACACCCGATGATGAGCCAGCAGGAGTTCAGCAAGTTCGCGCTGGATTATCTGGTTTTCGGTAACGCCTTTGCCGAGCTGCGCCGCAATAGCCTGGGTAAGCCGCTGCGCCTTGAAACCACCCCGGCTAAATTTACCCGCAGGGGCGTGAAGGATGGCTTTTACTGGTTTGTGAATGACTGGAAGGAGCCGCACGAATTTTCGGCCGACAGCGTATTTCACCTGCTGGAGCCGGATATCAATCAGGAGCTGTACGGCCTGCCGGAATACCTCAGCGCGCTTAATTCTGCCTGGCTGAATGAGGCGGCGACGCTGTTCCGCCGCAAGTATTACCAGAACGGCGCGCACGCCGGTTACATCCTTTATATGACTGACGCGGCGCAGAGCAGCAGCGACGTTGACCGTATGCGCCAGGCGATGCGCGACACCAAAGGACTGGGTAACTTCCGCAACCTGTTTATGTACGCGCCGAACGGAAAGCCGGACGGGATTAAGATCCTGCCGCTTAGTGAAGTGGCGACGAAAGACGATTTCTTTAACATCAAGAAGGCCAGCCGCGACGACCTGCTAAGCGCGCACCGCGTGCCGCCACAGATGATGGGGATTATCCCGGACAACTCGGGCGGCTTTGGCGATGCGGTAAAGGCGGCGCAGGTTTTTGTACGGAATGAGCTGACGCCGCTGCAGGAGAGAATGAAAGAGATTAATAATTGGCTTGGGGAGAAAGTCATTTCATTCAGAAATTACTCCTTGGAATGAAATGGAGCACCACTGTGAAGTGGTGCTAAATTTTTTCGAAATATTTACGTGCGATTTCCCAGGTGGTAATCAGAATATGTTTGACCTCTTCTGCAGTTACAGCCACTGGCTTACCATGTCGTAAGTCGTCTGCATATATTTTTACTTCGTCAATTTCTTCGCGTGAGCAATTGGTTTTTTCTCTAAATGATAACCATTGAGCCGAGTCGCTTTTATCCAGACAGTTTTGTAATAATGAGTTGTGATTCCTCAAACTTTCAATAGCTCTATAACAAAAAAAAGCCGCATCATCGATGTTCTTCAATGCGCTCATAAAATCGTTCAATGCACGATTTAACAGCACTCCGGGATGTCCTGCCGTCTTTGGCCTGAAGCGGCTAATCATTTCTGATACATCTAACTCGCCCCAAAAATTTTGTATATCAGTATTCGCCACACCATAAACATAATTCGTTGTTAGATCATCATTGTAAATTCTATCTATTTTCACATCATAGAAAATGCCTGAATAGAATCCTATCAAGGACAGGTTGCTTAGAATTATATTATGCGCGATATTTCTTAAAGTCATTACATCTTCTTCATGATGTAGCTCGAAAATCGCGAGAAGTTGATTGTTTACAATTGAACATTTGAACTCACCTGTTCCCCCTTCGATGAAATTCAATTTCACTTCAAAGCCGAATGATAATTGCGCGCGTTCAGGGAGAACAACTCCGATAAATGTAAATTTAAAATTCATTAGTTTCTTCCTTAATTAAAATTAGCGCCTATTTTTTTAAAAGTAACCCATCAATATGTGATTGAGAAAAAACTCAGCATAGAAATTCGATAAAAATTGAGCAATTATTTAAGAGTCCTTGGTGCGCATTTTTGAAGTGACACCAATTAAGGAATGCTTTAATAAAAATTAATTATTGGGTTAGAAGTACGTTATAAATATCAGAGATGACGCTCTAGAGTAAATATATAACTTTCAACTTAAAGCCATTACTTAAGGTAGGGTTAAAATCCTACCTTTATATTGGCTGTTGATACTTCTACATATACCTCTTGAGTAATTGTTAATAGAGTATACAAACACTGCGCGCGCCAACGAAATTATAAAATTATTGTTATTTATAAGTCTAATAACTTTATCTTGGGTAGAATCAAGTGTGTAGTTATCCGAGTCAATATGGTTTTTTATTTTTGCTATCCTAGGGCTATCTGCATCCATGAAGCACCAAGCATCACCTTTGAATTGATAGTTAACTTCAGCTCGTATATCAGATGGATTGAATCTACCCTCTGAAATCTTAATGAATTTTTTATGCTCTTGAATTTTAATTTCAAGGCTAGAGTACTCAACATCATCCTTTTGAGCTTCTAAAATTAAAGAATCTAGAATTTTCGTCCAAATTGCCCAAGCCTCTTTATGAGAACCCCCCCCCTTCTCGTTTTTAGTTATAATTAACTCCTTGCAGTCTTGCGAAAATTCCATTGTTGATAGCCCGCCACTCGCTGAACTAACATTCATTATGGCGGATGATTTGATGATTTTTAATGTAGCATCATCAATATTTGTCAAGCTAAAGCCTACCAACCGCATTAAGTAATGGATTGCATAATATGCAGCATAGTAATGCTCAACAATTTGCCATGCAATGTTGTGCGCTTGGGACTGTCTTGATCTTTCTAAAGAGACCATAGATGCTAAGAAAAATTTATGAGCCTCGCCAGCTAACAACTTACCAAATTTCACATCGTCAGACATCAATATGTTCATGCTTTGCTTGACCGCAGGAATTTCAGGGTTTTGATCTGTTGCTTTAACTCTTCTAACCTCTGGCGTAAAGCAGGTTATTATAAAATCCAGTTTCTTCATCTCCTCCGTGAATTTAGAAACACTTTTTTTATTTGCCCCAGCAATTAGCTCGCAAATCATAAAAGAGAATATGCGTAAAATTTTCTTATCATCACTCATATCGTCAGCATTCTCTTTAGAAGTTTTTTATCGAGTGCTTCAATAGATTTCAATGTTGTTCGACTATTGAGTAATGTTCCGGCGTTATTACCTAAGCTTCTGTCTAAATATTTTTTATGCTCGCTAATTAAATTTGCTTTATCGGAATCATAATCTGAAATCATAGTAATTACAGCCTTGCTATGACCAATCAAAATTTTAAATGATGTTGGCTTTATAATCATTGAATCAAAGTCTATAGACTGGTCTTGCAAAATATCTTTAACTGCATAAAGATATGAGTTTGTTATTCCAAACAGCTTATCAGGATTCGTTACGTTAAAATATTTTATTAATGGCTTGAATGCTTCGTAAAAAGTCACCTTTGAAAGTTTTGAACGATTCTTTTCAAACCGTGACAGTTTATTCTTAAGACAACTATCGTTCCTTTCCTCGAACAGAGTGAAAAGAACATCTAACAATTCCTCATCATCCTTTTGAGTCTGAGCTAGTTTTTTAATATCTAATAATAATTCTTTAGGTACAGGTTTTTGTAAAGTATTTACGTCAATGAAAATTCGTGCTTCTTGTGCTGGCGTTAAATCTGGGAAAATCACAACAGGAACACGTAATTTTATCTCATCGAACCCGAGCTCATTAAGCATGCGAAAACCAAAAACACGGTGTTGTCCATCAATGATTAAAAATGATGACAAATCGAAATTGAATCCTACAGTTTTGTTTTTACTGTTATATTCTAAAGCTGATGCTTGCTGAGCCGATAAGATTATACTTGAGGGTATTACACCTCCTTTTTGTATGTAATCGGCTATGCTGGCAGCTCTCTTTTCATCAAGTGAACGTTGAAAGCCTAATACTGGATCTTCAGCTCGAGGATTTACAGAACAACAAGATGCTATAACGCTAATGGGAAGGGTGAGGGTATAAAATTTGTGCTGACCTTGAGTAATTAGAGATGCACTAAAGAACTCTTTATCAGACATACGTTTTCCTTGAGATTTTGATGAGTATTTTCGATACATAATATAATTTAATGCCTCAGCGCGCAATGCTATCCCCGCCACGCCTGCCCGCTTTATGCATCGCTTTTCATGCAGGTGCATGTGTTACCTCTGAACGCGCCAGCACCGGCCTCACACACGCTTAGCGATCCAATTTGGATCATGCGGATTCATGCAAGCATATGCACTTTGATGCAGAAGCAAAAAGCCACCTGAAAGGTGGCTAATGAACGGTAGGGAAGGGGCAATTAATCATTCAGCCTGGCGGTATATGGCAGCTTCGAAAACAAATGTGTCGATTGTCCCTGCCAGGTCGCTGATCATCGACAGTGCCATTTTTAATTCATCTTCTTTGCAGTGTGCGATCAGTGATACGTCAGCAATGAACTGGATGCGTGCAACAGTCTCGCTTAGATTATCTATGTCCATCAAATGATTAACTCCTTCTAGTCAAAATGTACTGTATGTATAAACAGTATCATGACGTTTTGGAATCGTAAAGAATCGTGCGGCTCAGATTAGTCCGACTGCCGTTTTATTAATCAGGCACAGGTATGCCGCTTTTTTTCGCAAGAGCATTAAATCTTTTTAAGGGAGTAGGATTCTTGTTCCGTCTATGGAACAGATAGCCGCTTGTACCGCTCCAGTAAGAAAGCTCCCCAACCTTGATTGAATAGCCTTTCATCATGCGCACAGCTTCGCCGTCGGACAGTGTTAACCTGGAGATCTCGAAGAAACTCTTTTTCAACGCCTGCCGTTCTGTGCAATGACTCACTTCAGGTGGGTATTTGTCCGGCTCAGGTTGCTCCTGCGCTGGTTTTTCTCTTAATCGCTTAATAATCCTTCTTCGCTCGGCGCGAGTAGGGGGCTTTGTGAAATCGATAGCTGCTTCAGAGCCTGTTGGCTCCGTACAGTTATTGACAGAACTCCGAGAGGACGCGGACGCGTCCTTAAATTCAAAACCCAAATCAACGGAACGTTTCGGGACAATCTTCCATTGCATCAGACGGGTTAAAATTGGCGTATCTTCGCCAACTTTTGTTGAGTAAATACCCTTGATACGCAAGGTTTCCTCGCCGTACTCATTCACATCTTCGCTTGCCTGATACCAGGTGCGCACGGCCAGATCGTCACGGCGCACGAACGGCCCGCCCTGCGCGTTAACATATCCGGCCCAGTCTCCTGCGTCAGCGGCGTCATGCGCGGCCGCAAACTCAACGCTCAGGCCGTGCGCGGTTTCGCTGTCTGCCATGCGGCGCAGCTCGCGGTAAACCGTGACCGGCGCACCGCCCACAAACTGAAACTGCCGGATGTGCCAGCGTGCCGCCCAGGCAGAAACGGCCGAGGCGGTTTCCTTAAGGTCTTTGCCGCTTTCGTCGTCCGTCTCGCCGTCCAGCGCGTAGCCATCGATATTCTTGGAAATGTATTTAGCAACGTAACCCGTCGCGCTGCCTTTCTCCGGGTCGATAGCCTCGGCATGAAAACGGGCCTTACGGGCCTTGTCGGTTGTCAGCTCGCTGCCGTCTTGCTGCCAGGCGTAGTCGCGCATAATCTCGCGCACGCGCTCAGCCTGCTCCGGGCGCATAAACATGAGCATGTGCCAGTGCGGGGTCGCATCATGATGAGGCTCAGCAACGCGGATCCCGAAGATGCGGATTTCTTCGCGGTGCAGCTTGGCGCGGATTTTCTGCCATACGCTGCAGAGATAACGCTGCGTGTCGGCCGGGCTGGCACCGTTCCACTTGCGGTTACGATGCCCGGACTTGATCGTGGCGTGATAGCGAGCCGGGGCGGTCAGGGTGTAGAACTCGCCGATAAAGCCCATTTCGTTGCAGATGTTTTCGAAACCGCGAATGCGGGTCATCAGCTCACAGCGGCGGGTCGCCGGGTTAGCCACGCTGCCGTCGTACTTTTCAATCAGGCTGATGCGGTTGCCTTCCTCGTCTTCAAGCTCCATTCCCTTCAGAAACTCACGGGTGCGGCGCTTCTGCTCACGCCACTCAGATACGGTCATGCTGCTGGCATAGGGGGTATGCTTTTTGCTGACGTTTGCCAGTGCGATTTGGAGATGTTCACGCCATGATGCGGCGACGCGACGCAGCCTGCCTTTCCACCACTTTTCCGTCTGCATACGCAGGATTGCCGGAGTAACTTCCTCCGGGTCAAAAAGGCGCGATGTGACCTTTTCCCACAGGGGAGGCGTCTGGCTCAGCTCGCGGGTGATGGTGGCGGCGGTCATGTAAACACGGTGCGTGTATTTGTAATCTGACACGTCGCTGGCCTGCGCGTGTGCCTGTACCAGCTCGGCGAGAATGAAATTAGCTACATCCCCGGCAAGCAAATCGACGTCGGCGCGAGCCATATCCGGCAGGCGGTTAAAGCGGCGCATCAGCTCCCAAAGAGTGCCGCCCGCGCTGGCCGCGCCTGCCTGCTCGGTGGCATTGCCTGCCAGCAGGTTAAACGTGCTGTGACTCATTTCACCGAGGCGATATTGAGCGTTAACGGTTTCAACGCGTGGCAATGTGCGCTCAACAAATGTCTTTGTTAAGTAAACATTGGCGCGGACTGTTCCCTGCGTCTTTTCCAAATCGCTGACGCGGCGTTTAACGTCGAGCTGGATTAGTGTCGGCTGCTTTTCGAGTAGTTCCTGCGCACGCGCTAAAGCCGCAATCATCTGACTGCGGCTGTGCATTTCCCCATAGGTGGGGTAAGGGCTGGAGATGGCTTCCCGTGGAGCATTCCACGGGTAAGCAAATTCCGCATGCATCAGACATTACCCTGCCGATGTTTATTGCGATGTTCTTCAATTTCCTGGCAGGAAACACAGCGAGTTACACCCAGATATGCGCGGCGGCGCATATCTGGAATTGGGACATCACAGTCTTCACAAAATGAGGCGCTTATAGAAGGCGCGCGATTGACGATATTGGCGATGTTGCGAGCGAGCATTTCATCGGTGCGCTGCTGTACGATGTCCATTGAGTCAGCCATTAGTGCGCCTCCTCAATCTGTGCCTGGATTTTTTCCGCTTCCTGATTAAGTAGCTCGGCTGCTTCGACACAGGTTAATTCTTCCCGACGAATTTTCGAGGCCAGGATGTTAAGGCGGCATATCATGAGGTCAGCACGACCGCGACGTTCTTCGCGACGCGCATCATTCAGCATCATATCGAGTTCGATATATGAAGCAGGTTTACTGGTACCAGATAATTTATTCAACATGTGATTTTCCTTTCTTCAGGCAAAGCGAATCCCGGCGGGTTTACGCCAATTAATTGCTTTGAGTTATTTAGATTAAAAGAGTCATTCGTTTGGGAAACAAACTTACAACAGCTTTCAGGTGGTTCATTGCGCGAATCAGTGCATTTCTTTCATCAGTAGTGAGATCAGTAAAATCGGCTGAGTGCCGGTCTTTGCCGATATTCGCCAGGAAAAAGATAGCGCTTAATGCTCGTTTGTTATCCTGATAATTGTTGTCAGTCACATCGCGCATTTCAGCAATAAAACGGGCTACATCTTTTTCGCAATTACCGCCCATCAGTTGCGCGCGAAGCAGTGCAACATGATTCAGCGCGGCAACACGTTGACCGGCTGTCAATTCGACCAGCATGGAATCGCCTTCGATAGCCATGATTTGCCTCTCTTAGGTAATGCCTGTGCTTTTACTTCTGAAGACGACGGCGTTGCCGGGTTCCAGCGCTTACCGTTTTCTCCCATAATCCAGCCGTGTCCGTAGGACATAGATGGGCTTTGACGTTTTAGCCTTGCAGCCAGTGAGATCATGACTACACCTCAACTCATGCCAAATGATGCACCGATGCCGCTGATAGCATCGACGGTTGAGGACAGTGCCGGGTTAGCCTGAATACGTGCCTGTACCGCCATTGCAGCCAGCGTTAAGCAGCGAATACCGCTATTAACGTTTTGCAGCAGGCCACGTTTACAGTTGGCTGTCATAGGTTCTTTAGACATTGCTCCAGCTGCCAATTGGCCCACTTCTGCAGTAGCTTTCATGACATACAGGGGAAACTTCTCATTAGCGACTTCATTTACTGGCACGCAGGGGAGGCACTGGATTTGCGCCAGCAGGCCATCAACCAACGTTGCATCCTCAGTGACATCGGTAAGGGCTAAAACCTCTAAGACGGTAAGCTGATGTGGCTGGTCTGGATTCAGCTTATTACGCAACGTCTGCGCACGCATGCCGGACTGCCCAGCGACTTCTTCCATGTTGTGAGCTAATGCGAATTTGCGACAGGCATCGTCGTAATGG